AGAATGTAATAAAGCCTAATAAACCTATTATTTGTCCTTTTAATTTTTGTGGGTGTGGATCCGATTTAAGGATTAGTAAATATGTCTAAAGAAAGCTATCAGCTAACACCCATCACTGGTAAAAATCGAGAAGATTGCTTAAATAAAATTATAATGAGAGGTGAAGTATTTGATGATCAATATCATTGGCCTAACCTTTGTAGGTTTTTAGACAAAAATAAACATTTATTTAATAATAAATATTTTACAGAAGCACAATCTATAAAAGAATTTCAAGGTAGAACTATTCCTTTCAAACTTTTAGACTCACAAAATGAGATTAGATTTACTTTTAAATCTTATATGAATTTATGTAGGTTTTTAGGACAACAACTAATTCATGAATATACTGGTGAGCTCCATTTTCCAGATAATACAGAGCTAACTCGCTGGGAGACAGGGCGTGAGATGACAGTCCACTCTGATAATTCGTGGCCAGATGGTGATAAAACAAATCATCCAACTAGTTTTAGAACTTGGTCTGCTATCTATTACGTAAATGATTTATATGAAGGTGGGGAGATTTATTTTCCACGACTAGATTGGGCTTATAAACCAGTAGCAAATACACTATTAGTTTTTCCTTCAGACGATAGATATGTTCATGGAGTGACTAAAGTGACTAAAGGAGAGAGATATACTTTTGCAATGTGGTATACTCAAGACTTTCAGTATCTTGAAATCTAGATACAGGTATGACGTAACGTCTAGGCAACTCCGTTGCCCCCGCTACGTCTCTACGAGACAGCGCTAACACACATGAGAGCGAGCGTTGTTCACCAGCTTTTCACCTACGGTGTACGCTATTCACTAGCTAGTGCAGATAAATTAGCATAAAAAATCAGCAACGGCAAACTAAAAAATATAAGGAAAACTAATGATAAATTCTCATTTATTAAGCCATTTCAATAATTCCACTCTTTCATATGATCTGGAAAAGTATCCTTTTCCTGCGTTAGTGTTAGAAGTTGTGAAAGAGCAATTTCCCCAAGTAGAAACGCTAGAAACTATTCATACAGTTGTGGATCCTAAAGATCTAGTTAAAATTACAAAGCATGTTCAAAAAAGTTTTGGGTCTAGTAAGTGGAGTAAGCTATTTGATGACTTTGCAGAAGAATATATTAAGCCTCTAATAGACAACAAGCCATACTTACTTAAGCGCTTTCCTACTCTTAACCTTGTGGTTCCTGATCAAACTAAAATTGGTAGGCTGTTAAACTTTCACAAAGGCACTTTTTATCAAAATGGGTTGGGTCAAGGTACTATCTGGATGCCCCTAACGAAGTGCTATGAGTCTAACTCTATGTGGGTAGTAGACTATGAAGAGTCATGTGAGATTAGTAAACACTATTTAAAATTACAGTTAGATCAGGTTCAATTTGAAAAAGAGTGCTTAAAACATGCTTGGCCTGTTACTCTTTCACCAGGAGAGGCTCATCTATTTCATCAAGAGCATTTACACGGTAATATCAATAATGAGACAGAGATTACTAGACTTGCAATCGACTGGCACGTCTTAATTAAAGGTGAGCCTTTTCACCAAAGACTGCCTGGAGGGTTTTTTAGACTACCAGGCGACTATGTACAAGACCAGTTGAATACAGATACTTGTGTAATCTATACAAGCTGTAACTCATTTTTAGATAAAACAATTCCTAACTATTTACAAACCTCATTCATCGATCAGTGGTGTCAAAAGAATGACATAACCTACTCTATGCAACTATCTGAAAACGAAGGTGCAACTCATCTACCAATTTTAGAAGATGTAATACTTCAAGGTCATGACATCGTGATGTTTTCAATTCACTCACTACCAGAACAAGTAAGCAGAAGAAACTATTTGCTAGACCTCGCCATAAGAACTGGTGTAAAATTATACTTTATGAATGAGTATCTTTTACTAGGCAAAGACACTTTACCAAAAATCAATGAATATCTATCTTGGAGTACTCAATGACAAGTAAAGTTTTATGTTCAGCCGACTGGCACATCAATCTACATAAAAAGAAAGTTCCTTATGACTGGCAGGTAAATCGTTTCCGTGAAATGTTTCGTAAGCTTATTGCTCTTGAGGCGCAGGTAGATGTGCATGTGATAGCTGGTGACATCTTTGACAAAAAGCCAGAACCAGATGAGATCTCACTGTTCCTAAGCTATATCAACTCTGTTACAATTCCAACTCTAGTTATTCCTGGTAACCATGAAGCTACTCGTAAAGGAGAATCTTTCTTTGAACATCTTACCGAGAAAAACGCTATTAAAAATGAGAACGTCTCTGTATTTACTAGAAACGAACGTGCAACTGCAGGTGGTTTATCCTTTCAAATGTTTCCTTACGGAGAAGTACAGACAGATAATCTACCTGCCTATGTGGAAGGTGATATACTCGTTACTCACATTCGTGGAGAGGTTCCGCCGCACATTACGCCAGAATATGACTTTTCCCGTCTCGCCCCTTGGGGCCTATGTCTACTTGGCGATTTACACTTTAATCATCGTTATGGTGACACTAACTGTTACTACCCTGGTTCTCCAGTAAATACCACGTTTGATCGAAACGATAAACGTCAGTATGGGGTAGATATCTATGATATAATCGACTCTCACAACTATTCACGAGAGTTTTATGATTTAGACTTACCAAAGCTACTCCGTCGTACCATCCAAGCGGGAGAAGAGATGCGACCTGATAGTCGTCACCACGTTGTATACGAAGTAACAGGTAATATCGATCAGTTATCTAAAATAGAAAGATCTGATCTATTAGATAAAAAGGTGGTTGAGAAACCGGCTGAAGACGCAACGCTTGACCTTAAAAACAAAACAATCTTTGAAGAACTTGAGATATACCTTAACCATATCAAAGTAGCTGACACAAATAAAGTTATAGATGAGTTTAAGAATCTTGGAATCACTTGATCTGTCTCTAAACCGCACATATTGGATATATGAGAAGAACAATTCAATCTGGCGTCCTGATGATTTTGACTGGGATTTTGCTGGTATGCATAGAGGTGTTAAAGTATCTGTTCCTGAATACTCAAAAAGAAGTAGTAGTCTTTTAGGTGACATGCAAACTCTAGTTAAAAAGTTTCACGCAAGGTATAGAGGTGATTATGTTATTACAATGAGCGGAGGCATAGATTCAGAGCTAGTAGCTGAAACATTCTACCAACTAAATATTCCTTTTAGAGTTGTAATTCAACGTCTATTAAAAGGAATGAATGATATAGATATTATGTATGCAGTCAAGTTTTGTAAACAGAGATCTATTCCTTACACTATTATAGGTCTAGGTTTTGATAAACTAGTAAAAGACGTAATTCCTGATGCGTGTACCTATGGACAGTTTTCTGCGTCCTACTCTCAAATGGCTTTGACTAATCTATTTAGATATGTAAAAGACGAAGAAATTATAATTTTTTCTGGTCACAATCCTGATTTTGATTCATATGTAGGCATAGGTTGGAACGAAGACTCACCTAATCTAGTAAAATACGCTATTGCAAAAAAGAAAAAGTTTTTTACTTTTACATCACTAGAACCTATTTTCATGCACTATGCAGCCAACTATGATCCTAAACAACCTGGATTAAAAGATAATGATTTTATCTACAATGAATATCCTCAATTGCCTAGAAGAAAAAAACTAACTGGCTGGGAATACGTAGATAAAGATCAACAATATGATATCATTGAAACTGTCAATCAGTACTCTAAAACACTATTTACGCCTTTTATTTCTTGGCAAAGATTCAAAGACAAGTATGACGAGGGTTGGCCTCTTAAAAAAATTCATCAGCTAAAGAACGGAATGTTATAATGAGCAAAATCACTCTAAAAAAATTAGAGTTTGATAACATGTTTTCTTATGGAGAAAACAACTTTATCGAATTGAATAAAAGTAAAATCACTCAACTCACTGCTCCCAACGGAAGTGGTAAATCATCTATTGCTATGATCATCCAAGAAGCTTTATTTAATAAAAATGTTAAAGGAATAAAAAAGGGTGATATCTTAAATCGATGGTCTAAAAAGAAGTCTTGGAAGGTATTTTTAGCTTTTACGCAAGGACAGGGAGACACAAAAGTAACCTATGAGGTCCAAGTAACAAGATCAGGTGCTCAAACCAAAGTTCAGCTTTGGGAAGATGGTGTTGATATCTCTGATCATAAAGTTCTAGATACATACAAGGTGTTGTCTGATATAATCGGTCTAGATTTTGATGTGTTTTCTCAACTTACTTATCAATCATCCACTGATTTACTAGAGTTTTTAAAAGCTACAGATGCCAATCGCAAAAAGTTTTTGATTAATCTTTTTAACCTAGAAAAATATATCGCAATCGGAGAAAAAGTAAAAGCTAAAGCTACAGAAGTAGATAGAGAGCTAGTAAAGCTTCAAGGAGAGTTAAAAACAATAGAAGATTTTCTTGCTATTACTAACATACCTTCAAAACAAACTGAAATTGATGTACCAGAAGTGGATGAAAATCTTCAACAACGAATAGGTATTTTACATCAAGAACTACAAAACTATGACTCAATTTGTAAAAAAATTGATAAGAATAATATGTATATGGAAGAACGCGACAGTATCCAATTCGATGCTGGGCTAGTTGAGCCTGCGGAATTTGAGTTTTGGGATGAATATCAAACTCTAAAACAAGATCTTATTATGCTAAATAGGGATATATCTGAAATAGAAGATGATATTGCAAATATTAGGGTAAATGATACTTGTCCTTCTTGTGGTCAAAAAATTGATACATCACATCTAGAAAAACTAAAAGCCGACTTAAAAGACCAATTAAATACTAAAACTACACTTCATCTAGAAGGTATGACTAAAGCAACTAAATGGAGTAATGAAATTAAAGTGATTGATCAAAAGAAAAAAGAGTATACAGAAAATAAGAGAAAAATAGAACGATTCGAAACTCTTATCCAGCTAATTGATTCTTCAGTTGCTAGCTCATATCCCGATTTTGGAGATATTCAGAATCAGATTAGTTCTTTGCGTAGAGAGTTTTCTAACCAACAAGCAGCAGCAAACGAAGCTCAAGAACACAATAAATCAGTTGGTATTCACAATGCTAGAGTTGATGCACTAATTGACCAAAAAAATGATTTTTCTATTAGACAAAAAAGTGTGAAAGATGTTACTCTATCTAAATCAAATCAGATAAATTCTTTAAATATTCTTAAAAAAGCGTTCAGCACGTCTGGCATCGTAGCTTTTAAGTTAGAGAATTTAACTAAAGAGTTAGAAAACTCGATTAATTATTACTTATCTCTTTTAAGTGATGGTCAGTTTCAAGTAGAATTTAAACTTGATAAAGAGAAACTTAATATCTCTGTTATTAATAATGGCATTTCTACTCCAATAGAAACTGTGTCTGGCGGTGAATTTAGTAGGATTCAAACCTCTATATTGTTAGCTATTCGTAATCTGCTATCTAAACTAGGCGGTAGCAGTGTTAACCTATTATTCCTTGATGAAATTACAGGAGTTTTAGATGATGAAGGCAAAGAAAAACTAATAGAAGTTCTGCAAAAAGAAGACAATCTAAATGTTTTCTTAATCTCTCATGATTTCACTCACCCACTTATAGATAAAATATCTATTGTCAAAGAAGATAATATTAGCTGTATTCAATAAGGATTTAATATGACAGAAGTTATAAAGCGAGATGGTTCTAAAGAATCGCTTGATATTGAAAAACTACATAAAGTAGTCTTTTATGCTTGCGAGAATATTAACGGTGTTAGTCCTAGCGAGGTTGAGATTAAAAGCCAAATTCAGTTTTTTGATGGTATAAAAACTTCTGATGTTCAAGAAACACTTATTAAATCAGCAGCTGATCTAATCTCTGAAGATTCTCCTAACTATCAGTGGGTAGCTGGACGACTTATAAATTATCACTTACGTAAAATGGTTTATGGGCAGTTTGAACCGTGGCCTCTTTTAGATCTTGTTAATAAAAATATCGAACTAGGTCTTTATGACTCTAGTATTGTTGAGACATATTCTAAAGCAGAATTTAATAAACTTAACAAATATATCAAACACGAAAGAGATGATACTCTTACCTACGCTGCTATGGAGCAATTTCGTGGTAAGTATCTTGTTCAAAACCGTGTTACAAAACAAATTTACGAAACTCCGCAAATAGCATATATGCTTATAGCGATGACCCTTTTTCAGTCTTACCCAAAAGAAACAAGACTAAAATGGGTGAAAGACTATTATGATGCAATATCTACCTTTGATATCAGTCTTCCTACTCCTGTTATGGCAGGTGTACGTACTCCACAGAGACAGTTTTCTTCATGTGTCCTTATTGAGACGGATGATTCGTTGGACAGTATTAATGCTACTACTAGCTCTATTGTTAAGTATGTCAGCCAAAAAGCTGGCATCGGCATCGGAGCTGGACGTATCAGAGCACTTGGATCTCCTATCCGAAGTGGGGACGCCTATCACACAGGAGTTATCCCCTTCTACAAGATGTTTCAATCTGCTACTAGAAGCTGCTCGCAAGGCGGCGTGCGAAACGGAGCCGCTACACTGTATTATCCTATCTGGCACCTTGAAGTCGAAGACTTGCTCGTGCTTAAAAACAATAAAGGAACGGACGACAACAGAGTCCGACATATGGACTACGGAGTGCAGTTTAACAAACTAATGTACGAACGTCTTTTAGAAGGTGGTAATATAACCTTATTTTCACCTTCTGATGTACCTGGACTATACGAAGCATTTTTTAATGACCAAGAGCAGTTTAAATATCTCTACGAAAAAGCTGAAGTACACCCAAACATTCGTAAAAAATCAATTCCAGCAATTGATCTGTTTTCGCAGTTTATAGAAGAACGTAAAAATACTGGTCGCATCTATCTCATGAATGTTGATCATGCTAATACTCATTCTTCTTTTGATGAGAAGCTTGCTCCTGTTCATCAATCAAACTTATGTTGTGAGATTGATCTACCAACAAAGCCATTAAATGATTTTAATGATAAGGAAGGGGAGATTGCTCTCTGCACTCTTTCAGCTATCAACTGGGGTAAAATTAATAAAGTTGATGATTTCAAAAAACCGTGTGAACTAGCAGTTAGAGGATTAGACGCTCTTCTTGATTATCAAAACTATCCTGTCAAGGCAGCAGAACTTGCTACTATGAAGCGGCGTCCTCTAGGTATTGGGATTATTAATCTCGCTTACTGGCTAGCGAAAAATGGTACCACTTATGAAGATCCAAATCTTGAACTGTTGGATGAATATACTGAGGCTTGGAGCTACTATCTTATCAAAGCATCTGCTGATTTAGCGCATGAACAAGGAGCGCCTCAAGGCTCTGTAGAAACTAAATACGCTAGCGGTCTTGTTCCTATTGATACTCGTAAAAAAGATGTGGATGAACTGGTTCCTCATGTAGAGAGGATGCCTTGGGATCAATTAAGAACACAACTACATAAAACAGGTATTAAAAACTCTACTCTTATGGCTCTGATGCCTTCTGAAACCTCAGCGCAGATTGCAAACGCAACAAACGGAATTGAACCTCCAAGATCTTTTGTTTCGATTAAACAATCAAAAGACGGAGTGCTTAAACAAGTAGTACCTGGAATTCATAAGTTACGTTCTAAATATAACTTATTGTGGGATCAAAAATCTCCAGAAGGCTATTTGAAGATATGTGCTGTATTGCAGAAGTATATTGATCAAGGAATTTCCGTAAATACAAGCTACAACCCTACATATTTTGAGGACGAAAAAATTCCTATGAGCACAATGCTTCAACATGTGTTAATGTTTTATAAGTTTGGTGGTAAACAGCTGTATTACTTTAATACATTTGATGGGCAAGGTGAGATTGATTTAGATAAATTAAATATAACTGATACAGTATCAGAAGAAATTTACGATGAAGGAGAAGAAGCATGCGAAAGCTGTGTACTTTAGGATTTATTTTATGGAGTAGTGGTGCGTTAGCAGAAACCACTCAAGACCACTTTAAAACTGTAATTAACAAATCTCCATACCAAGTTGAAGTATGTGAGGATGTAGCAGTCTCCGGGGATAAGACTGCGGATGTTCTGACCGGCGCTATTATTGGAGGCGCTTTAGGGAATAACATCAAAGGAGAGCAAAATGGGGGTGCTATTGGTGCTATTCTTGGGGGGATGCTTGGGCATGCAAATAGCTCTGCTACTGGAGGCACTAAACGCCAGTGTACAGTGGAAACAAGATATAATGAAGATAGATTAAAAGTGTATTCACACTCCACTGTTACCTTTACACATGAGGGTCGTACATATACTTTGAGATTTACAAAATGACGGTACTCAACAAAACTGCTAACCACAACCACATAACAGCAAAGATGTTTTTTGATGAGCCTCTTGGCATGCAAAGGTTTGACACTTTAAAGTATCGTGCTTTTGATAAACTCACTGATAAACAACTAGGTTTCTTCTGGAGACCTGAAGAAGTTGATATCTTGCGTGATGCTGCTGATTTTAAAAATCTCACGCCTCATGAACAACATATATTTACTTCAAATCTTAAAAGACAGATAGTGCTAGACTCTGTTCAAGGTCGTGCACCAGCAGAGTCGTTTGGATCGATTGTGGGTCTTCCAGAACTTGAAAACTGGATTATTACTTGGACTTTTTCTGAAACAATACACTCACGATCTTATACTCATATAATTCGGAATGTGTATGCGAACCCTTCTAAAGTATTTGATGAAATGATGGACATTAGTGAAATAGTTGATTGTGCGGATTCAATCTCAAAACACTATGATGAGTTAATTGAAAAAACAAAATTATATCAATTGCTAGGTGAGGGTACTCATAAAATCACTACTACCGATGAGCCAGAACTAATTGATGGCAGACCTGTAAGCGTTAGACAAAATCATAAAGAAGTAACTATCGATCTATATGAATTAAAAAAATTACTATATCTCTGTCTTGCAAGTGTAAATATCCTTGAAGGTGTGCGTTTTTATGTTTCGTTTGCTTGCTCTTGGGCGTTTGCAGAATTAAAAAAGATGGAAGGCAACGCTAAAATTATCAAACTTATTGCTCGTGATGAGAATGTTCATCTTGGGTCTACACAACAGATTCTAAAACTTCTTCCCCAAGATGATCCGGACTTTGTTAAGATCGTAAAAGAGTGTGAACAAGATGTCATTGAAATGTTTGTAGAAGCTGTTGATCAAGAAAAGCAATGGGCTAAATACTTATTTAAAGGCGGGTCTATGATCGGCCTTAATGCAAAACTTTTAGAGGACTATATTGAATGGATTGCTAATAAACGTATGACAGCTATTGGTATTCCAAGTCCTTATAAAGTTCCAAGAGCTAACCCACTTCCTTGGACACAAAAATGGATTTCGGGAGCCGAAGTACAAGTTGCTCCACAAGAAACAGAAATCTCCAGTTACGTAATTGGAGGAACTAAACAAGACGTATCAAAAGATACATTCAAAGGTTTTTCTTTATGATTGATTTAAATAAATATAAAGACTTTGTTAAAGAGGTTACAAGTCAAGAAAGTAACAATAAAAGACAGCTTACTCAAAGATTAGATGCTCTAGACGCAAAAGTAAACATATCTCTCTTGCTAACTGGTTCTATCGGACTAGCTAGTGAAGGAGGGGAGTTTAGTGAAATAGTTAAAAAATGTGTTTTTCAAGGTAAGCCTATGGATGAAGATACAATATTTCACATGAAGCGAGAGCTAGGTGATATTATGTGGTATTGGATTTCTGCGTGTAGATCATTAGACCTAGATCCTAATGAGGTAATTGAAGAAAATGTTAACAAACTAAAGGCTCGATACCCAGGTGGAGAATTTGATGTTCACTATTCAGAAAATCGTCAAGAAGGTGATCTTTAATGAACGTAATAGTATGGAGTAAACATAACTGTCCCTTTTGTGTCAGAGCTAAACATGCCTTAAGCGATAAAGGTATTGATTACGAAGAAAGACTTATTGGAGAAGATTGGTCTAAAGAGCAATTATTAGAAATGGTCCCCGACGCCCGCTCTGTTCCACAAATAATTATTGATGGTAAACCTGTTGGAGGCTATAATGATTTATTAAAGTATTTACGTACTTTAACCACCAGTAAATAAAAGGAAATATATGCCAAACGGTAACGCAAAACCCCTCAAAAAAGTCAGAATTGACGACCTCCTTACATTCGAACCAATTACAGAAAACCAAACAAAGACTTATGAAGCCTATAAGCAAAATAAACATTTACTACTTCATGGAATAGCTGGTACAGGCAAAACATTTCTTTCTCTGTATCTAGCCCTAGAAGAGGTACTTGATCCGTCTACACTATATGAAGACGTATTTCTTGTTAGATCTGTAGTTTCGACTAGAGATATAGGATTTCTTCCTGGAGATGAGCAAGAAAAAGTTTCTATTTACGAAGCTCCTTACCGATCAATATGTAGGGAGCTTTTTGGTATTAAAGATTCTTATGATGCTTTGAAACAACAAGGTAATGTTAAATTCATGAGTACGTCATTCATAAGGGGCATCACATTAAATAACGCTGTGGTAATTGTGGATGAGTGTCAGAACTTGAACTTTCATGAGTTAGATAGTATAATTACTAGAATAGGTAAAAACTCAAAGATAATTTTTTGCGGGGATTACACACAGACTGATTTAACTCGTGAAAACGATAAACGTGGTATTCTTAATTTCATGAAAATATTAAAATCATTAGATGAGTTTGATACAGTTGAGTTCTTAATAGATGACATTGTTAGAAGTGACTTTTTAAAGTCTTATATAATTGCAAAGTACAAACTTGGCTATGACCATTAAACTACTATACGATCATATTGATCCTGAAAAAGGACCTATTCCAAATCTAGAACCGATGTTTGGTGAGTATTTAAAAAACCATTGCTATCCTATTTGGACAGAAATTGAGAACGCAGAAATTTTACCTTCATATATAGGAGCAGATCAATCAGACTGGTTTTACCCGATATATATCAATAGGCCTACAATGCACGTAGACGATTTAATTATCTCACCAGGTTTTTATGCAAATAATGTTCACTTTTCTAGAAAATTATCAACAAAAGTAAAACAAGGCTTAAGTGAAAATAGAGGTTGGATACTTTTTCATTTTTATGAACCAATGTCTAAAGAGTTTCAAGACATGCTAGCGGGTTGCATCCTGTCTGGTAGAAGAGAAACTCTGTATACAAAAGATATAATACCTTATGATAGATATTTAATAATTAATTCAGGTAATAAAGCTCATCCTCACAGAAACTTTTTAGATTTTCCACACATTGATACAATTAGGATTGCAAACCTTGAAATTAAACCAGATAAGTTAAAACAAAAAGAACATAAACACTTTGCCTGTTTTAATGCAAATCCTTGGAAAAGTAAATACAGAGGTTTAGTTAATAAAATCTTAAATGAAAATAGATTTAGAGATTTTGGTTACATCTCAACTAATACAGAAGAGCATTTACCTGAAGATATATTACAATTAGTGGACATCAATTTTGTAGTTGAGTCAGAACAAGTTCTTGATACAAAAAATAATAGACATTGTAGTAGCTTATTCTGTGTTACTGAAAAAACAGAAAGAAACTTTATTTATAAAAAACCTGCTCTTTTCTATGCTCAACCGACACATCTTAAAGTGCTTAAAGATAAAGGATTCAAAACTTTTAGTGATATATTTGATGAATCTTATGACACTATAGATGATCCTAAAAAAAGACTCATCGCTATCTGTAAAGAACTACATAAGTGGATTAGTTTGAGTAACTCTGAAAGAATGGCACTGCTTGATAAAATAAAGCCAACACTTGAACATAATTTTAATTTAGCTAAAATTAGATGTAGTTCTCAATATATTGAAAACACGCTCAATTCCATATTAGGAGAAAATAATGAATACTAATGATTATGATGATTTAAAAGAAATCATTGTAGGCACTGCTGATTTTGCTACTATACCAGATCCCAATATATCGGTACTTAAATGTCAATTTCCAGAATATGAAGAATCTTATATAAAAGATACATATGGGATATATCCTCAACAAGTCATTGATGAACAAAATGAAGATTTACAAACCCTGTCCGATACTTTAACGAAGTTAGGAGTGAAGGTTCATAGACCTAACACTCAATGGGCGGAAAAAGAGTTTGTATCTCCCAATTGGAAGGGAAAAAATTGGCACTATTACTCTCCTAGAGATCTACACTTAATTGTAGGAGACACTATTATTGAAACTCCAAGCCCTATCTGGAATAGACAGTTTGAGTCTTGGGGGTATAGAGACATACTTATGGATTTATGGAAAAGAGGATTTAAATGGATAAAAGCTCCGACTCCAATCTTACACGAAGGTAATTATAAAAAGAATACTAAGGGAATTCCTTCGTTAACTAATGAAGAAATTCTTTTTGAAGCTGCTAATTGCATTAGAGTTAATGATGAGATTATATATCAGGTTAGTAATACAGGAAACTGGTTTGGTGGTAAGTGGTTACAAAGTGTATTGCCTGACTTTAACATTCAATGTTTTGATAGTATTTACTCCTACTCACATCTAGATTCAACCATTTTACCTCTTCAAGAGGGATTAGTAATGTATAATGCTAGTAGAGTAAATGAATTTAACGAGCCTGGAACATTTTTTGAATGGGAAAAAATTTATATAGAGGAATGTGTATCCGCTGGAGACAATTATGGACTGCCGTGGGGCGCATCTGAATGGATTGGTATGAATATGTTGAGTGTAAATCCAAATCTTGCTATTGTAGATAAAAAACAAACAGAAATTCATAAAAAATTAAATGCTATAGGTATTGAGACTATACCATTAGAGTTACGGCATGATAGGCTTCTAGCTGGAGGAT